AACTTAGACACGAATTTTATAAGGAAAAACAATGCCAACCAACATAAATCATAGAGATTTAATACGGTATGAATATACTAAATGTTTAGAAAGTCCAGAATATTTCATTAATAATTATTGTTACATTCAGCACCAGAAAAAAGGCAAAATTAAATTTAATTTGTTTGAATTTCAAAAAAACATTTTAGCCGCATTTGTTAAATATGACCGTTCTATAATTTTAAAGAATAGACAAATGGGTATATCTACATTATCTGCAGCATATGCATTTTGGTTAATGACATTTTTTCCTGACCAGGATATATTAGTAATTGCAACAAAACAGGGAGTGGCAAAGAATATTATTTCAAAAGTTCGTATGATGCATATGTTATTGCCTAGTTGGTTGAAAAGAAAATGTATCGAAGATAATAAATTAGGACTTACATACGACAATGGTTCTAAAATATACGCATCTACTAGTACAACTGATGCAGGTCGTTCTTTAGCAGTGTCTTTATTAATTATAGATGAATGTGCGTTTATTTATAATATGTCAGAACTATGGACATCATTACAACCTACATTATCAACAGGTGGTTCTGTTATAGTATTATCGACTCCAAATGGTGTAGGAAATTGGTATCACCAAACATTTATAAATGCAGAAGAAAATAAAAATACATTTTATCCAATAACATTACATTGGAGTATGCATCCTGAAAGAGATCAAGCATGGAGAGATGAACAAGACATAGAATTAGGTTATAGAAAAGCTAAACAGGAATGTGATGCATCATTTTTATCTTCAGGCGAAACGGTAATACCGGGAGAAATATTAGAATATTATAGATTGAATAGAACTGGATTACCTATTAATACAACAGGTATCGATAATAATGCGTGGATATGGAAATTTCCTGAAGAAAATAAAAAATATATTGTAAGTTCAGATGTTGCAAGAGGAGATGGAAAAGACTATTCTACATTCCAGGTATTAGAATTAGAAACACTAGAACAGGTAGCCGAATATCAAGGAAAAATTGGAACAACAGTATTTGCACATTTACTAATAGAATACGCAACCAAATACAATGATGCAGTGTTAGCAATAGAAAATACAGGAATTGGATGGTCAGTTATTCAAGAAGTAATAAACAGAAATTATAAAAATCTATTTTATACAGATTCTAGTATTTCATATATAGATTATACTGTAGAAAACAAATATGCAAAGAATATAAATTCTAATTCAAAATTAGTACCTGGTTTTACAATGTCAACTAAAACTCGACCTCTAGTTGTATCTAAACTTGAAAAATACCTTAGTGAAAATAGTATTGATATTAAATCTAAACGATTAATAAATGAATTAACTACATTTATATGGAGAAATGGACGTCCTGAAGCTGCACCTAATTACAATGATGATTTGGTGATAGCATATTCAATAGGTCTGTGGATTAGAGATATAGCACTTAAATTATTCCAATCTACAATAGAATCTAAAAAAACAACATTGAGTTTATTTAAAGTGGAAACCAACAATATTCCAACAATAAAACAATATACAGATCTTAATATTAGAAATACTAGATATGTTAAGGTCGGTAATCAAGTAATAGATTTAGTAAGTTTAATGTGAGGATTGCAATGATTAATGAATTATCAATAATAGATAAAGCAAAAGATTTTGCTCAACAGTCTCATTTAGGTCAAATCAGAAAAGTATCTAAATTACCATATATAATTCATCCATTTAAAGTATTTCAACAAGCATTGGCTAGAGGATATTCAAAAGAAATTCAATTGGTAGCTTTATTACACGATACATATGAAGACTCAAAGAATAAAAAGAAAACAGAAGAAGATATCAAATCTAAATTTGGTGAGGTTATATGGAAATATGTAAAGTTATTATCTCATGAATCCGGTGTTGATTATAATAAATATGTTTTATTTTTAGCAAAAAAGAGTAATACGGCACTAACTGTAAAATTATTAGATATGATAGAAAATTTAAGAGATAATCCTAGTTCAAATCAAAAAACAAAATATTTAGATGCAATCCTATATTTATTAAATAATAAGGTAAAATTAGATCAAAATTTAGTGTCATCTATAAAAAAACTAACTCAGTGATGAGGAATACATGAAAAAACAAAGCATATTTGAAAATACATTTAAAGGTTTAAAAAGATTATTTGCATCAGATGTAATTATACGTAAAATAGGAAATAATAAATTTAAGGTTATAGACACATATAATTCTCAGGCGATGGGATCATTGACCACCAATTATTTAAGCAACAAATTTACATCATTTTTTAGTAGTACATATGGAAATTATGGTGGATATATTCAAAATTATTCCGGTTATGCACCAATTCAACGTCCTTTGTTATTTAGAGAATATGAGTTAATGGATCAGGATCCTATTATTGCTTCTGCATTAGATTTATATGCAGAAGAAAGTACAATAAAAAATGAAAATGGAAAAATTGTAAGTATAAAAACCGAAGACAATCAAATTAAATCTATATTAGATAATCTATTCTATAGTATTCTGAATATTGATTTTAATTTATTACATTGGACAAGAAATTTAGTTAAATATGGTGATATGTTTCTAAAATTAGATTTAGCTGAAAAAATTGGTATTGTACGAGTTGTACCTATTTCACCATATTATGTTGAGCGTTTAGAAAATCCTACACCTAATAATGAAAGTAATGTAAAATTTAAAGTTGAAGGACCAGTATTAAAAGGAACGTATGAAGACTATGAAATAAGTCATTTCAGATTATTAAGTGATTCTAATTATCTACCATATGGAAAATCTATGGTTGAACCTGCTAGAAGAATATGGAAACAATTGACATTGATGGAAGATGCAATGTTAATTCATAGAATTATTCGTGCACCATTAAAGAGAGTATTCAAAATTGACGTGGGTAATTTGTCTCCAGACGATGCAAAATTCTTCATGAAGAATGTATCTGACCAAATTAAAAAGGTTCCATATGTTGACGAACAAACTGGTGAATACAATTTACAATATAATATAACAAATTTAACAGAAGATTTTTTTATTCCTACTCGAGGTGGAGTAGAAAGTACTCAAATTGACACATTGCCTGGTCTAGAATATAATGCGATAGAAGATGTTGAATATTTAAAGAGTAAAATGTTAGCTGCATTGCGTATTCCTAAAGCTTTTATAGGATTCGATGAATCGATTTCATCAAAATCAACACTATCACAAGAAGACATTAGATTTGCAAAGACAATTGAAAGAATACAAAAAATAATTGCAGCAGAATTAAAAAATTTAGCAATCATACATTTATATTTACAAGGATTTAACGAAGAAGATTTAACTAATTTTGAGTTATATTTAAATAGTCCATCTGTTATATATGAACAAGAAAAATTAGAAATTTGGAAAGGCAAATTGGAAATTTCCAGTCAAGTTAAAGAACAAAATGTATTAGGAAGTACATTTATTTATCAAAAGTTCTTCGGTTTAAGTGACAGTGAAATAAAAAAATATAAGGAAGATATAATTGAAGATGCAAAATTTGAATATAGATTAAGTCAAATTAAAGAACAAGGAAATGACCCGGCTGTAAGTAAAGAGCATGTTGCAAATGGTGGTACAGTTAGACCAGTTAATCATCCAGATAAGACAATTGTTACAGGAAAAGAATTGGGTAGTAATAGATTGAAACCAGGTGCTACGATGGGTCGACCGCCTGAAACTCACACGACCTACGGAACAGATTTGCATCATTTAGGAAGAGACCCATTAGGTCAAACCGCAGTACATAAAGCTACAGATATAGATAAAAATGAATCGATATATACACTTATTAATAAACTTAAACCTTTGAAAAGTACAATATTAAATGAAAAAGTATCAAATAGTGATATATTCAATATAGATGATAAAGATATGTTGACTGGAAGCTTAGAAAATATATTAAATGACTAATATTTAATAGAATTTTCAAAAGTTCTATATTATATATTATACAAAATTGAGGATTATTCATGTTAAGTAAGAACATAAAACATAATAAAATTAAAAATATAGGTTTATTGTTCGAATTATTGGTTAGACAAATTACGTCCGATGCTCTCGAAGATAAAAAACAATCTATGAGTGCACAAATAATTAAAGAATATTTTACTAAAAATTCTGAAATTAAAAAGGAATTAGATCTATACCAAAAATTAATTAAAAGTAATTTTACATCTGAAGCTAAGGCATCTAGCTATGTTGATATAATTATAGAACACCATAAAGGATTAAATCAGAGTAAATTAAAGAGAGAAAAATATAATATTATTAAATCTATTTTAGAAAATTATGATAAAAATAATTTTTTTTCGTCTAGAATAGATAATTATCCTATATATGCTTCTATTTATAAGTTATTTGAATATAACACTATAAATGAATCTCAATATAATAATGCAAATGATTTAATTGAGTGTAAATTCAAAATAGTAGAACACTTGACACGAAAATCTATTAAACAAACTGCACCTCAAACTAAAATAGCTGACATTTTATCTAAAGAAAATATGTCGGTTAGATTATTAACTCAGCGTATCATAATTGAAGACTTCAATAAGTATTTTAGTAAAAAATTAAATGAAAATCAACGTTCATTTATAGAAGACTACATTAATGGTATAACAAGCACAAATTCCTTTATGTTGTCTGTTAAAAAACGTATTTCTGAAATTGTTTCTGACATTAATAAAATTATTAAAATTGTAAATGATATTCCAATTAAAATAAAATTAGAAGAATTGGTGGTTGAATTATCCTCTATAAAAGATTTCAAGTCATTAAATGACAATCAATTTATTGCGATATTAAAATCATATGAATTGATAGAAGAACTTAAAAAGAATGTTAAAAAATATAAATGTGGTTAATAATATGAGAATAATAAAATTAAAAGATGTATTAGCAGAAAAAAAAATAAATAACTATGATGTTTATTTTACTTCAATGTTAAAAAAATATGGTGTTTCATCTCCGTCTGAATTAAGTGATGAAGATAAAAAAAAATTCTTTGACGATGTCGATGCAGGATGGGATACCGGAAAAAATGGAATGG